ACAACTATGTCAATAACAGGAGGAGGATGCTCAGGCGGCACTGTCCAAAACTCAGATGCATCATACACTGCAAGTGTACCAAGCGGTGGTAGTTTAGTGCTACCAAATTCAAATGTAAGTGTAAATGGTTCCCCTAGCGGCCAGTTAACATCAGTAAAACAGGTTAATATACAAGTTGTTGATGGGGTAACTCCTATTACGCCTGACACGGTTACAATTTCAGGGAATACTGTGACTATTGACGTGCCTGCAGCGGTAAGCAGAACAACGGCACAGCTAATGAAAACAGGGCAAACAACGTCTTACAGAACGGGTGATGATGGTGACTTGGAAGCAGGTCGAAGTGTAAGTTTTACTGTACTTGCTGAAAATAATCCTTTCGGAAATACAAACAGATTTACCGATGAGTTAGGTACACAAACATACACAAAAAATATTGTTATTGATTGGTCAACTTATAATGGTAGTACGGTTTTGGGTTGGAGAAGAACTACTGCAACGGGAGGAAATTGGAATAGTTCAATAGATGCGGCATTATTAATAAGTATATCACCATTTACAACGGGGTGGAGGTTACCAAATTTTATGGAGTTAATAAGTTTAGTAAATTTTTCAAATGCAAATATGTTAAATTATTCACCATTTAACATATCAGCTGTAAATTTATGGAGTTCAACTACTACAGCAGGAGCAACGGCAGGAGCTTGGTTTTTAAGTCCTGCAGGTAATACGGTAAATTCAAATTTTGGAAAAACTAATTCATCGAGTTGGATACCCTGCCGCACTTTCACAGTAACAGGAACAACACTTTCATAACATAAAAAAATAATAAAATGACATACAAGTTTCCACAATTTCAAGTCGAAATAACAGACCCTGCAATAAGCATAAATCTAAATACAATTTCAGATAAGGCAATTGACAAACTTTTAGGAGTTGATGTACTGCTTACAACTGCCTCCGCTCAGTTCGGTGTACGTGCTGAAGATATGCCTTATACTGACACTTGGGACGATAGCGACATTCCCGATATGGTAAATATTTGGTTAGCTCAATACGAAGTCTAATAAATCTGTTATGTTAGGCGGCATCTTAGATGAAGAAGAAAGATTATATTTGTTTGATAAATTTTATGATGAATATAAGCCATTTACCCCTTTATTAGATGCAGAAGAGAATTGGATTATACCGTTACACCAAATATTTGAAAACAAAAATATAGACTGTTGGTGGGTAAAGAATTTACCAATAGTTGAATACAAACACTAAACCCATGTTTTTACAAGTACCCCAAGAGATAAGCTATCTGACAAATTACGGAATCTTAGGACTATTCGCCATACTGATGATTGGCGTTATAGTTTTTATGGGCAAACAGTTTTTTTCTTGGCACAAGAAAAATGAAACAAGAATACAGGAGCTTGAAAAACGACACGATCAATACATGACGGAAGATCGTGCAAGACTTATTGACACTGTAAACAGTAACAACAATGTCATTGAAAATAATACAGCAATGATGAAAAAACTTCTTAACCTTGTTGAAAGATTAGAAAGATGAAACAGACAATACTATTTATTGATGCCGGTCATGGAGGGCTAGATCCAATGACAAAGAAGTATTTAACTCCTGAAACAATAGGGAAGAAAACACTTCACACAAATGGTAAAGCATACCATGATAATGGATGGTTCTATGAAGGTCATTTCAATAGACAGTTTGCAAACGAGTTTATGGAAAAAGCTATAGCAGCAAGATTCCATTGTATTCCAGTGTACCACCCTTGGAATGACAACTCACTAAAAGATAGAACAGACTCTGCAAATCAGATCGCAGCAAAATATGGTACCAGGTCATTATTCCTTTCTTTCCACGCTAATGCAGCAGGAATGACTACAGGCCCACAAACATCCGCTGAAGGAGTTGGTGCTTTTGTTTACAAAGTTGGTTCTGACACTTCTAATCTTGCTTTGTCTATATGCCAAGGACTTGAAAAGATATTCGATAGATATGGCAGCAAGAGACGCGCGTCATTAGTATTAGATACGCCACTACACATTACAACTGCTACTGCAATGCCGGCAATTTTGTTTGAGCTTGGATTTTTTGATAATCCAAACAATGCAGATCTCTTGATAAACCCAACATTCAGAGCTGCACTGATTACGTCAATGATTGAGACACTCAAAACAAAAGTTATATGAGAAAGAAATTCAAAGATACCAAAGTTGGAAAGTTCTTATCTGAGAAGGCTCCAAAGATATTGCAGGTAGTTGGAGATATACTCCCTGAGAAGGGCGCATTGGGCATTGTAAAGAACTTAATCAACTTATCCGATGACTTATCCCCTGAGGACAAACAAATGCTCTCAGAGGAGATTTTAAAGCTTGAGGAGCTTGAGCTAAAAGATAGAGACTCTGCAAGAAATAGAGAGATAGAGATAGCAAAAATCCACAAGTATGACTTCTTGTTCTATCTAACCGGAATAATTGGACTTGCTGCTTTCTGTTTTATGATATATGCAATCGTGTACCTGACCATCCCTACCGAGAATAAAGAGGTATGGATCCACCTGATAGGTATTACAGAGGGGATTGTGATTTCAATATTTGGCTACTACTTTGGTAGCTCAATTAGAAGAAATTCAAATTAAATATCTATATTTGCCAATTAAATAAAATCAAATCAATTATGAATTACGTTTCAAAAGAAGAGCTTGAAAGAATACAAGCGATGAACTCAGATTTTGCTAAAGCAAAGATGGCATTAGGAGAACTAGAGCTAAACAAGCAAGGCATCCTAGGTCAGATTAACGCTATGCGTCAAGAGTTCTCTGAATATGAAAGGATACTAATTTCGAAATATGGCCAAGACTCTGTTATAAATTTACAAACAGGCGAGGTCACCCAAAAAACATAAATAATGGCAAAGATAAGTACATACGCTACTACAGCACCGGCCCTTGGTGATATGCTTATTGGCACTGATGTCAATGACATGAACAGCACTAAGAATTTTACCATAGGAAGTTTATTGTCACTTCCTGGGTCAACAACGTATGTACCTTATACAGGAGCAACGAATGACGTATTTCTTTTAGGATATGGATTCTATGCCAATGAGTTTGTTGTTTATGGAGGGACATCATCACAGTTTCTAAAAGCAGATGGGTCAATAGACAGCACTGCTTATTTGCCTGTATCTACTGCCGCAACAACGTATGTTCCATATACAGGAGCGAATGCAAATGTAGATTTAGGTGTATGGCAGTTAAAGGCAAGTAGTATATACACTGTTCTAGCCGAAATCGAGTTCATTAATTCAATTACAGATGACTTTGAAATAAAGGATCAAGGCAGTAACTTTCCTGGATTAAAATTAGACTTTAACAATGGAATTTATTATCTAGGAGATAGTGCAGGATTTGTTAACGGTACCTATATCAAAGTTGACGATGCCAACAGCAGAGTAGAGATAAGCAAAGCTATCTATACCAATGCTAGTACAGGTACAGCAGGTCAGATATTGACAAGTCAAGGAGCAGGACTTCCTGCAACTTGGTCAACAGCATCTTATTTAGTTCCTACTTATGGCTCATTCTATGACGTTGTTACTCAGACAACAACAGGTATGACATTGAAGGTAATGAACTTCGGGTCAAATGATATTGTAAGTGGAGTAACAATAACCAATGATACATTTGGAAATCCAACAAAAATAACATTCTCAGCTACAGGTGTTTACAATATTCAGTTCTCAGCACAGCTTAAAAAGACAGGCGGTGGAGGAGCAACCATTTTCTACATTTATCTTATAAAGGATGGTAATCCAGTATCAAACTCAACAACAGCAGTAACACTTGAAAATAATGGAGATCTGACTGTAGCAGCATGGAATTGGTTTATTGATATCCCTTCATTGCCATCAAATTGCCAAATAGGGTGGTATGCAAATAATGCCAATGGAGAATTGCATTATGATGCATCTCCTGTAGTTGGTATACCAGCTATTCCATCAGTAATATTGACAGTTAATAGAATATCGTAATGGACGTAAGGAAGATATCGATAGGCGCTGATTATAAGAACGCAATGCATTATGTTGTCGGGCAGAAAGTCTTAGGCGACACGAATGAGATTCATCTTATAAGAAGAGACCAATCGGGATCTATCCGCATCTACATAGTAAACAAGAAGCAGGAAATAGTCCTGTGGAAAGAATTTAATGATACAATTCCAATTTCAATCGAATTTAATATAGATTTTTAATGAAATCACCGACTCAGTTTATAGTAAAGCCTGTAAATGGGAGTCGATATAACAACACAAAAAGCATAGCCGGTGTTGAGTTCATTATAAACACCTCTGAGGAGGAGTTTAAGTTCTCAAATCGTTATGCTGAGGTTATAGAGACACCTATAGATTACAGCGGTCCAATAAGACCAGGGGACACCTTAATCGTCCACCATAATGTCTTTAAGTTCTACAACGACATTAAGGGAAGACGCAAAAGCGGTAAGAGCTTTTTCAAGGAGGACCTGTTCTTTATTGATGATGAGCAGTTTTATTTGTATAAGAGTGACGGCAAGTGGCAAGCATATGATAGGTATTGTTTCGTAAAGCCTATACCTGCTGAAGAGAGCTACATAAAAAAACCGTTCACACTTGAGCCTTTAATGGGTATAATGAAATACCCTAATGAATATCTAAGAAGTAAAGGTGTCAACGAAGGAGATACCGTGTGCTTTGCCCCTAACGGTGAGTACGAATTTGAAATTGATGGTGAAAAGCTATATAGGATGTATGACCATTTTGTGACAATGAAACTTAATCCGGTATGAGCAACAGAGAGATAAAGCTTAAAATAATAAACTCTGGATACAAGGCCATAGAGGAATTGATAAAGGTTGCAGAGGAAAGTATCATCACTCAGGAAGAGGGCGATATATCAGCAGATAAGTTAAAGAATGCAGCAGCATCCAAGAAGTTGGCAATATTTGACGCATTTGAAATACTCAGTAGAATAGAATCCGAGAAAGAATCTCTTGATTACATAGAAAGAGGTATTAGTAAAGTAGACTCAAAACAAGGCTTTGCAGAAAGACGATCAAAATAGACTTTATTATGTCGTGAAGGATTTAATTCCTTTAAATGCGATTACTAATAAAAATAGGGTTCGCTCTTGGCTGTACGGTTACAATGAGCAGTACGACATTGTCGTTATCTCAAAGAGCGGTCAGATAGGCGAGGTTATAAACATCTCAGGGGTGAACATAGCCCTTCCTCCTGCACCCGATAACTGCCACAAAAGGAGCGACTCAAAAGCAGAGCAATACTGGGACCGAAATCCGATACCTAAAGAACTTGAGAAGATAAACTCAATCTTCCAATGGAATGACAAGCCAAACGAGTTCAAAAATAAATGGGTTGACTATATAGAGACCGAGTTCGATTATCGCGAGCAAGGCTATTGGTTCATGAATAATGGTACCCCTTGCTATATCACAGGGTCTCATTATATGTACCTACAATGGTCAAGCATTGACGTTGGTTACCCTGACTTCCGAGAAGCAAATAGAATCTTCTTCTTATTTTGGGAGGCTTGCAAAGCGGACCCAAGATGCTTCGGGATGATATATCTCAAGATAAGACGCTCAGGTTTCTCGTTCATGTCATCCTCCGAGTGCGTAAATCTCGCAACATTAGTAAAGGACGCGCGACTAGGTATCCTGTCAAAGACAGGTGCCGATGCCAAGAAGATGTTTACTGACAAGGTGGTCCCGATCAACAACAAGCTGCCGTTCTTCTTCAAGCCAATAATGGATGGTATGGACAAGCCAAAGGTAGAGTTGGCATTCCGCGTGCCGGCATCTAAGATTACCAAGAAGAATATGCACGAGGTCAATAACAATGACATAGTCGGATTGGATACCACTATTGACTGGAAGAATACTGAGGAGAACTCCTATGACGGTGAGAAGCTATTGTTCCTGGCTCATGACGAATGTTATGCTCCAGAAACAAAAATACTAATGGAAGATTTTTCTTTCAGACAAATAAAGGATATAAACATAGGAGATAAAGTTATAGTTGATGGAGGTAAAATAAAAACTGTCGTAAAGAAAACTAGTGGTAAAACGGATAGGTATATTGTAAAACAACCTTATGGAGAAGATTATATTGTTACTAAAAATCACAGATTAGTATTTAATGAATACAAAAAAGGTGAGGTAATAATGAATCCAGAAGAGTATATAAATAGCTCAAAGTTTAGGAAGCAGCATCTAACAAGAGTAGTATCAATGGGCATACAATCAGAAGATTGCTTCAATGGAATACCCCCATATTTATTAGGTCTATGGCTAGGAGATGGAAGACAAAGTTCTTTTACGATATTGGTAAACAAAGAAGAAGAACCAGAAATATTAACTTATTTAGGAAGACTTGCACAAATTAAAAATATTGAGTTTGATTTAAGAAAATCAACTTGTAAAAAAATAGTTGAATTTGCATTCAAGGGAATAAATAAATCTTTAAGAGATATAGGAGTTTATAATAATAAACACATTCCAGAAGAATATATTAAATCTTCAATAGAATGCAGGCTTCAATTATTAGCAGGTATTATTGAAACGGATGGATATTCTGATAAGAAAAAAGGAATTATATCTATAGGAATGAGCAGAGAAAAACTTATTGAACAAATAAGATTTATAGCTTTATCTTGTGGTCTTAGTTGTAGTAAGATTAAATGCAAAAATACAAATTTTGGTGCGAAATCTTACAATATAAGTATATCTGGAGATTTATCAATTATACCTCTTATAACTAAAAAGAAATCATTCGAAGAATATTTTCCAAAAACAAGAGGAAGAAGAAATAAAGTATCTGTAGAATATCTTGATCAGGGTGAATATATAGGTATTCAAGTAGATGCCGAAAACGATAACGAAAGAAGATTGATACTTGGAGATTTTACAGTTAGTATGAATAGTGGTAAGTGGGTCAAGCCAAATAACATCCTAAACAATTGGCGCGTAACAAAAACTTGTTTGCGTTTGGGTAGTAAGATTATAGGAAAGTGTATGATGGGGTCTACCTCAAATGCCTTGAACAAGGGTGGTGATAACTTCAAGTCCTTGTACTATGACTCAAATGTAGAGAACAGGAATGCTAATGGTCAGACAAAGAGTGGGCTATACTCCTTATTCATCCCAATGGAGTGGAACATGGAGGGATTTATTGACAAGTACGGTATGCCTGTGTTCAGGAAGCCTGAGAAGCCAATAGAGGGAGTCGATAAGGGCAAGATATCAAATGGAGCGATTGACTACTGGGAGAATGAGGCCGCATCACTAAAGAATGATGCCGATGCATTGAACGAGTTCTATCGTCAGTTCCCAAGGTCAGAGTCCCACGCATTTAGAGATGAGAGCAAGCAGGCGATATTTAACCTGACTAAGATATATCAGCAAATTGATTACAATGACTCCTTAATCAAGGAGCAGTACATGACAAGAGGGTCGTTCTCTTGGAAAGACGGAATTAAAGACACAAAGGTTGTATGGACTCCAAATAAACATGGAAGATTTTTAATTAGTTGGTTCCCTCCTGCGCATTATGCAAACAATGTACATACAAGGAATGGAATCATGTATCCAGGTAATGAGCATTTAGGGTCGTTTGGATGTGACCCATATGACATCTCAGCAGTTGTTGGAGGAAGAGGGTCAAGTGGATCATTGCATGGGATGACAAAGTTCCACATGGATGACGCTCCGGTGAATGAGTTCTTTTTGGAATATATAGCAAGACCACAAACAGCAGAGATATTTTTTGAGGAAATACTTATGGCTTGCGTTTACTACGGAATGCCAATACTTATAGAGAATAATAAACCAAGGTTATTGTACCATTTTAAAAATAGAGGATACAGAGGATTTTGTATGAACAGACCGGACAAGCAGTTTAACAAGTTGACAAAGACAGAGCGCGAGCTAGGTGGTATACCTAACTCATCTGAGGATGTCAAACAGTCTCACGCCTCTGCAATCGAGTCATACATCGAGAAGTTTATAGGGTTTGATTATACCGGTGCATATAGAGAGCCTGACGTAATTGGTAATATGCCATTTACAAAAACACTTGAAGATTGGGCAAAGTTTGATATAAATGATAGGACTAAGTTTGACGCTGCAATCAGCTCAGGATTAGCAATTATGGCAAATCAGAAACACCTTTATATGCCAGAGAAGAAAGAATCAAAAATAATTATTAACTTTGCTAGATATACAAACGATGGGTTAACAAGTCAAATAATGAAATGAAAGATATAATCATAGACA